TTATACCATAAATGCTCGCCACGACAAGGATCCATAAATTCGTGAACCAGCTCGGAAGCTGCGAGAACATTTCAAAAAATAATTTTACTTTATCCATTGCAGTTGGGTCGTCACTTACGACTGCCCATGCAAGTACAGCTACTGGAGTTGACAAGATTATAAGTACGGCCTCGTCTTTCCAGTCGGATTGCCTAGCTTCTAACAATTTGCCTTGGTAAGCTTCCTCACCACGAGCTTGTTTTTCAGCATGCAATAATTGTGCCTCAGACATAGCCATTTTTGCTTTTTGTCTGTTGGCGTAAATTTTTGAACCAGCTTGTGCTGCTAATTTAATTGCTTGCAGCCACATATTAGTACCACTTAGCTTTTCTTTTCTTTTCGCCTAATATATTTCCTTGACCTTGAACTTCTTGTTCTTGCATTTCAGACGGATCAGTCATCTCGACTTCAATTCCACCTTCAACATAACCATCTTTGTTCGTAAACATTTCGTGGTTAAGGTCTTTTTTGTTTTTTTCTGCCATTTTAGCTCCTTTTACTTTTTCCAGCTTCAGAAAGTGCAATCGCAATCGCTTGTTTACGACTTTTTACTGTCTTATCGCTTTTACCAATGTTGAGTTTACCTTTTTTAAACTCCTTCATGACTTTTTTAACCTTTTTTTGTGTCTTTGTCATCTTTTTACTCATCGTCTCTCCTAATTATCACGTTACCTGGGCCCATATCTTTAGCGTTTGGTAAAGTTTTTGATAAAATTGTCTTTTCGATCGATGTATCAGCTCTTAATTTTGCTAATTCTTCGTTTTGTTCGAGTTTTTCGTCTTGATTTTGTTGATTCATCATTGCTCTCATCTTATCAAGGTTAATTCTCTCTTCACCTTCTTCACGTTTTCTCTGATTTTCTTGTGCTTGAAGGTCAAGTTCTCTTGCTCTTAACTTAGCGATAGGGTCATTATCAAATTGAGAAGTAATTTTCTTCTCTTCTTTCATAAATTCTTCCATCATGTCAGCAATCAACGAAGCTTTTCTTGCTTCTATTCTTTCAGAAATCATTTTAGCTTGCATTTGCATTTGTGGGTTAGCTGCAGCTTGAGGATTTTGTTGCATCATCATCAATTGTTGCATCTCTTGTGTAAACTCTACTTCAACTTGTTCCTGTGCCATCAAAGAAATATGCTCAAAACAATTTTTTTCTAACGAAGCCATAATCATAGGATTATTTCTAGCCATGTTAGTTGCCATAAAATTTAAGTGTGCAGTTATGTGTGATCTATGATCTTGACCAGGAAACGCTTGGAACGGACGCCCAGCAAGAGCATCAATATGCTCTAACGCTGGGTCCTTCGGTGTGGGTGGTTGTGGTCGTTTTAGAAGTTTATCAATATCTTTTACACCCAATGCTTCATACATGTTTCTGTATGCTTGATACAAATTATGTATTTGTGGGTTGGATGTTGCCAGCTGCAGTTCCGACTGTGCGAGGGAAATACGCTGTGTCTGAGAGAAAATGTTTGGATCTGCAACTGGCAATATATCTACTCTATCGTCAAAGTCCATTTGTTTTATCATCCTTTGACCGCCAACAACATCGTAAGGATATTCTTGTGGTAGATATAACTTGAAAACTCTTGCTAATAATTTGAACTCTTGTTTTAGGGCTGAATAAATTCTTTTGTGGATCGCAGACATTGTTCTTGATCCTCTTTCCAACAAGGTTACTGTCGTACCCACTGCCGCTTGTTGATTACCCTCACCTACCTGCAAGTCTGCTATTGAAGCGAATCTTTGACCTGCTTGTACTACGACGCCCATAAGTGCTAATAACGTTTGTGATGGTTCTTTGAAAGGAAGCATCATAAATGAATCTCTGATGTTACCACCTGGTGCATCTACATCTCTAAATTCACCTGGTTGAATAGATTGTGCATCATCTCTGATTCTAATTCCTCTTTGCTTAAATCCTGCGGGTAAGTTTGATAAAGTTCCAGCATCTAATAGTTGTCGTAATGCAGCCGTAGCTGTTCTTGATAATCCACCAATCATGTGTATTAAACCAAAACCATAAAAACCAAGTCCTGGTAAAAATTTGAAATGTACAAAGTAATCTACTTTGTTTCTTAGTGGATCACCTACTTCATAATTTCTTTTGATTGATAAAACTTCTCTAGAGTTTTCTTCGATAGTTACAACGTACGGAAGTTTGATTCCTGTTGGTTCACCATCTTCACCCATGTCTTCAAATCCTTCAAGATCTAAATGAACATGACACTCTAATAAATTAAATACATCTTCGTCTCTGCCTTTGCTTTGACCTTCTAGTTCTCGTTCTTTTCTTTCAACATCTGTTTCATTAACTGGTCCTGGTTTTAAATCTATGTCTCTGTAGAAACCAGCAACTTGTTGTTTTCTTAATTCGTTTTCAGATATTTGAACCCGATGAATGATTGACTCCGCATCATCTAATGAGGTAGCTGTATACGGCACAATCAAATCATCTGCGGGAACAAATTTAGAGCAGGCCATTTGTGCTGCTTCATCATAATAGACTTTTTTAAAAGCAGACCCTGCTAGTGGTAAATGAAATAATAATGAATCAAAATCTGGTTCATAGTCTTTCATTTTTTCCATGATCTGATAGTTCATGAAATCTTTTACTCTTTGTGATTGTTGTTCTTTTTCTGGAGTGGGTACTCCTAAAATTTGTGTTCTAACTGGACCTTCAGCAGGTAATAATTCTTTGTAAGCTAAAGCTTGGAATTGTGTAACAGCTTCTGCTAGTACAGGATGCGTTGCACCACTTGCACCTTGAAACGGTTCAGTCCTGTTATCGTATTTAAATCCTAAAAGATCTAAACCTTCTCTGTAAGATTTCTCCCAATCTTTTCTAGAATTTTTGTAGTCTTGGTAATTTTGAAAAAGTGTTGAACCTAATCTACCTAATACATCGTCAGGTAAATGTTCTGCTAAGTTGTCGTAATGATTTTGACCACCTTCAACAGAACCTATCGACGGATCATAATTTACATCTACAGATCCATCTTCGTTTTCTGTAATCTCTACTGGTTCACCTTGCTCAGCAACTTTCTGTTGCTCTTCTTGTTGAGCAACTTCGATTTCTTCAGGTGATGGTACTTTTATCTCTTGCTCGACGTTCGGAAGAGACTTGTCTATGTCTGCCATTTATTTTCTCCAATTTTACAGGTTTAACAGTATTGTAATTAATAAGCAAGCCCTGTGGTTGTGGTCCTCTCTTTGGTGGTATTGTGGTTGTTAGCTTTTTAGTCATCTAAATCTCTAGCAATATCTGCTGCAGATTCTGCTCTTCCTTCGGCCATATTCAAATCATACTCGCCTTTTTTGAGTCCTGTATCTTTACCCATAGTATCTTTTACAGTGCCAGAAACTTTACCTGTAGCATATTTTTCCATAGCTCTAATATCACCAGCTGCAATTTCATCTAGGTCTTCAGGGTAATAAGCTTCTACATCATAATCTTCAGGACCCATTGCAACATGTCTTCCTTCTACAGCTTCAAAATTTCCAGGTGTTTTCACGGCTTGTCCTGTTTTTGGATCTACTAATTCATAACCTGGTGGCTCGTATTCTATCTGATATGTTTCGTTATACTCGTTTTTACCTTCTACATACACTCTACCATCATCAGATCTAGTCACTGTCACTCCAGGTAAATCCGGATTTTTATATTCCATAAGATCAGCATCTATTTTTTTGCCAATAGATCTTCCTATAAATTTATCTATGAAATTTGGAAACCAGTCTGGCATCTTTGTAGGTGTGTTTATTAGTTTTTCAACCATAGGAGCACCACCTTTAAATAATTTACCAACTACTGGTAATGAAGCTATGCCTCCCATTACTTTTAAGAATGTTCTTCGACCCGGATTTTTTGGTCCGTCTTTAAAACCTATTCTGCCTCCAAGAGCATAAATACCTCTGTCTAAATTCATTTCATCTTGTAAATCTGTTTGACCAATAAACTCGCCAAATGGCATCATGCTTGGACCAAAGTATCTTTCTGCTAATGCAGGTTCTTCTTTAGCAGCTTCAAATAAAAGTTTTCTCTCTGCGTCTGTTACAGTTGGTGTTGTTCTTACACCGCCTTCAGGCATAGGTGATT